AGTAGAAAAACTAGTGGGCCTTGATACATTAATCAATGAAGAGAAAAAGAAAATGATAGAACGAGGTAGTTCATCACTACCTGTCAAAGTTGCAGAGACCGCTGCACTTGGCGCAGAAGTAATTGCACCTATATTTCCTGGTTTAAAATTAATACAAGCTTACGCTAAAGCAAAAAAATTACCTGTTAATGAAGATACTAAACAATTGTTAGAACAAGATATTGATTCCGTGTTAACAGCAAGCGGCACAGATAGAAGACAATTTTTACAAATGACGGGTGCTAGTGCAACAATTGTTCTTGCTAAAATGTTAGGAGTTGGAGATGAAGTTGCAACAGCAACTAAAGTTGCAGAAAAAGCTACAGCTGAAGTTACAAAAGGAGTGCCACCATATTTTTTAAATCTTGTTAGTAAAATTAAAAAACTAGGTGATGATGTAACAGAAGAAGCTGCTACATTAGATAGACAAAAAGTTACAAAATACAAAGATTATGAATTAACAGAAGATATTACAACAGGTGAACTAACAATTATAAGAAGAAAAGTGCTTGATGATGGTTCAGAAAGTTACTACGGTAAACCTTTGACTGAAGAAACTTACATGACTTATAAACCTGGAGCAGGTCAAGCTGATGAAGCAACTAAAGGAATTCCTCCAGATGAGTATGAAGAAGGCACAGCTTTTCTAAGAAATGATAAAGAATATGCAGGAGAGGTTGTAGATGAGTCATTTGAAGTTTCTGATGACGTTATTAAAGAGGGAACTATATTTGAAGATAACATATCAGAATTTAAAAAATGAAAAAATTAACTACAACAATACCACCTAAAAGGGGTCCTAACCCACAAGGGTTGAAAGTTCCCTTAAAACAAGTTAAAACGATTACAAAAGGAAAAATAAATGGCCGATATAGAAAAAGCTCTACCAAACATAAATAACAAAGTTGAAGTTGAAAGACCAGAATTAGAAGTTGACCTTATAGACCAAGGTACTGATTCTGATATGCCTTTTGATGTTACGCCGTTAGATGATGGTGGTGTAGAACTAGATTTTGAACCGGGTATGAAAAAAATTCCTGGAACAGAAAACCATTTTGACAACCTTGCAGAATTATTACCTGATGACATTTTAAATCCTATTGGTTCTGATATGCATTCTAACTATCAAGATTATAAATCATCAAGAAAAGATTGGGAAGATAGTTATATAAAAGGTTTAGATCTTTTAGGATTTAATTATCAAAACAGAGCAGAACCTTTTCAAGGCGCTAGTGGTGCAACACACCCTGTGCTTGCTGAAGCTGTAACACAATTTCAAGCAGGAGCTTATAAAGAATTATTACCGGCTGAAGGTCCAGTTAGAACACAAATACTAGGTGTATCTAACCAACCAAAAGAACAACAGTCACAAAGAGTAAAAGATTTTATGAACTATCAAATTATGGATGTTATGAAAGAATATGAACCAGAGTTTGATCAAATGTTATTTCATTTACCTCTTGCAGGTTCAACATTTAAAAAAGTTTATTATGACGATTTACTAGGACGAGCTGTATCAAAGTTTGTTCCAGCAGATGATTTAGTCGTTCCGTATTCTGCTACCTCATTAGAAGATGCGGAAGCGATTATTCATGTAATTAAAATTTCAGAAAACGCTTTACGTAAACAACAAGTAAATGGTTTTTATAGAGATGTAGAAATAACTAAACCTTCTGAAACAGAAGACAAAGTTTCTAAAAAAGAAAGAGAATTAGACGGAACTAAAAAAACAGGCAAAGCAGAAGAAATGTACACTCTATTAGAGTGCCACGTTAATCTTGACATCGAAGGTTTTGAAGATGTAGGAATAGACGGACAACCAACAGGAATTAAACTTCCTTACATTGTAACAATTGATGAAGGGTCAAGAGAAGTTTTATCTATTAAAAGAAATTTTGAACAAAACGATCCTAAAAAACAAAAGATTGAATATTTTGTTCATTTTAAATTTTTACCGGGTTTGGGGTTCTACGGTTTCGGTCTGATTCACATGATTGGTGGATTATCGCGTACGGCGACCTCTGCTTTAAGACAGCTCTTGGATGCGGGAACGTTATCTAATCTGCCAGCAGGTTTTAAACAAAGAGGAATAAGAATAAAAGATGAAGCACAACCAATACAACCTGGAGAGTTTAAAGATGTAGATGCTCCTGGTGGTAATTTAAGAGATGCTTTTTTTCCTCTACCATACAAAGAACCAAGTCCTACATTATTACAATTAATGGGTATTGTTGTACAAGCAGGTCAAAGATTTGCAGCTATAGCTGATATGCAAGTTGGCGATGGTAATCAAGGTGCTGCAGTAGGAACTACAGTTGCACTTCTTGAGCGTGGATCACGTGTAATGTCTGCAATACACAAAAGATTGTATTCTTCATTAAGACAAGAATTTAAAACACTAGCAAAAGTATTTAAAACATATCTACCACCAGAATATCCTTACGATGTTGTAGGTGGAGAAAGAAATGTTAAACTAACTGATTTTGACGATAGAATAGATATTATTCCTGTAGCAGATCCTAATATATTTTCTATGTCACAAAGAATAACTATTGCACAAACAGAATTACAACTTGCAACAAGTAATCCACAACTACATGACATGTATACAATATACAGGAAAATGTATGAAGCATTGGGTGTAAAAGATATTGATAAAATATTACCACCACCTGCACCACGAGAACCAAAAGATCCTGCATTAGAACATATTGATGCGTTAAGTCAAAAACCTTTTCAAGCGTTTAGAGGACAAGATCATCAAGCACACATGACAGCTCACTTAAATTTTATGGAGACTAATATAGTCAGAAATAATCCACCAGTCATGGTCGCAATACAAAAAAATATTTTAGAACATATTTCTTTAATGGGACAAGAACAAGTTGAGATGGAATTTGCAGAACAAGTTCAACAAATGCAGGTAATGCAACAACAAGCACAGATTAATCCACAACTACAACAACAAGCTGAAGCAGAGATGCAACAATTGTCTATGAAAATAGAAGCAAGAAAAGCTGTGTTGATTGCTGAAATGACAGAGGAGTTTATGAAGGAAGAAAAAAGAATTACGTCACAGTTTGATTCTGATCCTTTATTGAAACTAAAATCACGTGAAGTAGATTTACGTGCAATGGAAAATGATCGTAAACAACAAGAAATGACTAGTAGACAAGAGATTGAAAGAGCTAAACTTATGCAGGATCAAGTAAGTACAGATAAAAAACTTGCGCAAAATGAGGAGTTAGCAGACCTAAGAGCTGACACTTCTATAGAAAAACAAGAGATGGCAAATGAGAATAGATTAATACTTGCCAACATGAAACCAAAGAAGTAAAAAGGAACTATTATGATGAATTATAAAACAGGTGGTAAAAAAGTTGCTATGCCAGAACAAGCAAAAGTAGTTGACCCTAGATCTGAAAAAAGTTTTAGAGGTAAAAGCTATGTTGCTAAAGGTGATAGTAATCCAGTTAAAGGAACTGGTGCTGCTAGAAAACAAAAAGACGTAACTTGGTATTAGTATGTGGTTCGGTGCACTTAAGCTTGGCTTAAACGCGGCAACGCATATCTATAAGAAAAAACAAGAAACAAAAATGAAAATGGCAGATGCACAACATATGCATGCTGCTCGTATGGCTTCCGGAGAGGAAGCTTACCAAGGAAAATTATTAGAGGCCAGACAATCGGACTGGAAAGACGAGTTCGTTTTGGTCGTGTTAACGCTGCCAATTTTAGTGATTGCGTACGGGGTCTTCTCGGACGATCCGGGTGCATCGGCTAAGATAAAAGAATTCTTTGACCAATTCCAACAGCTTCCGTCATGGTTTACCAATCTTTGGATCCTTGTCGTGGCAAGTATTTATGGTATAAAGGGTACTCAAATTTTTAAAAACGGAGGAAAAAAATGAGAAAAGATTATAGACAAAATAAAATGGGTGGCGGCATGATGAGATCAACTTATAAAGCCGGAACTACAAACCCTAAAAATAAAAAATTAGCAGCAATGTATGGTGACAAAAATAAAATTACTAGAGGTGACATTATAACTGCAGCTAAAAAAAATGCAGGTAAAAGAACAACTGCTATGGGTGGCGGAATGATGAGAAAAACTTTTAGCAAAGGTGGTGGAGCAGACGCTAGTAAATTTCATACAAAAAAAGATGGAACAAAAGCTAGAAAAGGTCTTTACTACTACATGAACAGAGCCAAAAAAAGAGGGACTAGTAAACCTGGAAAAGGTTCTGTAACTGACAAAGCTTTAAAAGAATCTGCG